TCTTTGCTTCCTTCTTTGGGTCTGCTTTTAAAGCATCTAGAATTGCTTCAACACTGTGCAGATTTTTAGCAGTGGCAGCAGGATTCAAAAGAATCTTTGCCACACGGTCAGGATTGTCTGAAATAATCTCATTGGTTGCACGGTCTTGAATGCCGTCATTTTGATTTAGTTTGTAGCCCAAGGATTTGGCCATGGAATTCAACATGATGTTACGTAATGCACCCTTGTACTGGCTAGCAGGATCGTTGCTCAATACAAACTGACTCCAAGATGGCTTCTTGAAAAACATGAAATCTGTTTGTGCATATCCGTTGCGTGGATTGCCGTTAATTGGCGTTTTAAAATGCACACTGTTGCCAGTCATCTGTATCCAGCCGCTGCGGAACTTAGAGTCATTGCGGATTTGATCAGCAGGAATACCTTGGCTCAGTGCCCATTGTGTTAGTACGTCTATCAGTTGTTCTTTTGACACTTCATTAGCGTTGACCAACAGGTCCAAGTCACCACTGGATGCTTTGCGCCCAGTTGATCCCAGCCATTTTGTTGGCAGGCCGTCTGCTGCCTTTTCATTTGTAAAGTCTAAGCCAGTTAATGCTTCTAGCCATTGCACTGTTGGACCAATGTCTGCTTGGTTGATACGCCGAGTTTGTTCAGCACCATTAGCATCTTTAAATATGTTTCCGCCTTCAAGTAATTTCATTATTGTATTCCCAATAATTGTTTAATAGCAGCAGGATTAGATTTAGCAAGTTGTTGCAAAGTTGCAAGTTGATTTTTTTCAAGTCCAGCTTGTTCAGCAGCTCGTTGTGCATCAGGAGTAGCTTGTGTACTGCCACGATTAAAGCTAGAAAGACTTTGCAAGCTCACAATGCTTCGTGCAATTGTGCTAAACACTTGCCAATAAGTATCAGCTGTTTTTTCTCCTGGGCCTACCAACGTTTGTATAGATCTTGCAATTGCTTCCGAATCAAGTTTTGCATTTTCGTCAGCTGTGCCTTGTCTAGCGTTGGGGTCAACTGGAGGATGTGTGTAATCAAAACGCAGTGCTGAGTTAACAATGTCACGTTTTAACCAGTTGTTTTGCATGTCAATTGTCATCTTCTTAACCAGTGGTGCGTTAGCTTTGGTTGCTGCTGCTTGAGCTGCTAGCCCAGCGCCCTGATATGCGCCTGCGCCTGTGCCGCCAATGTTTGTGCCTAGGGCTTGATTAACCCCCTGTGCTGCCACAGTGCCAATACCCTTGAGTGCTGCCATTGGGCCTTCATTTACTGTGCGGCGGTTGCTTGTTAATTCATGAATCTGCATTTGTTCTTCTCACTGATCTGCTGAACTTGCCAGCATCTTTTGTTCTAATGGCATTGAGCAATTTTCTAGTTAGATTTTCTGCTTGGTCAGCACCAAATTCTTGTTCAATTTGTTCAACCAGACGAATTGCACTAGCAATAATGCTATCAGCTCGAGCTTCGATTATCAGGCGACGATCGCGCTCTACATACATAGAGTCTAATTCTTCTAATAAACTACGTGTCTTTTTTTGCATTTTGCAGCCTTTGTATTATTTAGCGGATTTGAAAAAACAATAAATATCAATAACGTGTAATTATACAAGGAACACACATGACTAGTCAAATTAACCCAAACAACATCGACGGCAACTACCCAGTTGCAGGACAGCCCAATAATACACAGGGCATGCGAGACAATTTTACCAATACCAAAACCAACTTTCAGTACGCCGAGGACGAAATTAACGACTTGCAAAGCAAGGCGATCTTAAAGAGTGCGCTAACTGGTGGGGTTGTGGACAACAACATGAACGACACGCTGTTGTATGCTGTCCAGTTATCAGACGTTAGTTACAAAGAAATTCAACTTACTGCAACATCTGGCACAGTTACCCTGGACTATGAAGCTGGTATGTACCAAGCTATGCCATCTGTAAGCGGTAACGTTTCTCTAGCATTTACCAATTGGCCTGTTTCGGGGCAAGTAGGCGCTTTAAGATTTGCAATTGTTATTAGTAATATTG